GAACGCCACGTTTGAAGAACCACTGGTGCTTGCCACAACGCCACCCGCTGATTCCGCGGCGAATCCGCCCAAGCAAGCTTGAAACAGCGGCCCATGCGGCGGTAGTCCGCCCGTTGCGGTCCAATTCGCCATGTATGTTTTCAATCCGAAGCTGGTCTGTTTTCGCAGCCCGCTGGGATTTCCAGGAAAAGTTCGCGACCCTGTCTTATCGCTACGTTGAACCTTTTCCATTTGTTGCTTGGTCGTTAACTTCACCGCCGGTATACGATTACTCGCACTGATTGCCGGCGCAACGCCGTAGTTCTGCTCTACAGCAACGTAGAACCGATTGTCATTGGAAAGGATATAGGCCATAGAACTCTAAACTTTCGCGCCCGCTAACCCGCGCTGATCTCCAGATCGAAGGCGACTTTCGCGATTTGCAGAAAGTTTCGCCCCCCGTGCTTCACTCCACCGAACGTAACCTCATAGCCGCCGTCGAAGTACGTTCCGCCTCCCAAATCGCCGCGGTTATTGCCCAAAACCTGCGTGATCGCATCGACATAAGCCTGTAAATTACATTCGATTTGATCTATTCGGTCCTGTGAAACGCGAGCTTCTACAACCATCTGAGCTACGCCCGAAAATGTACGAAACTTCTCCAGAAGTTGGTTGATCACCTTATTGCAGTAAACGTAGACCAGCGGATAATTATTAGGTGTGCTTTGTTCTGATAAATCGGGCGGCACATTCTGTGCGATAATCTGCTGCGGCGTTATAGCAGTCAGTTTCATTCCTTGTTGGATTACCAAAGCTTCTACAGCCGCGGGCAGCCCGCCGACGGCGGATAGCACTCCCCACACTTTCTGTGTACTAGATCCCGCAATCTGCAGCACACTAGCCTCTTTCGATGACGCGATGATCCACAGAGAACCACGTTGGCTGCTGGCCTGTTGGCAGCTGCGCGCCCGTATTCAACGCCGACGTCATTGTCCAGCTGATACTCGGCGCTAGAGGAACGACGTTCTGAAGACTCAACGTGGTTGGCGAGTTTCCAACGTACACGTTCCAGGTAATCGCATTTTGCGGCGGATTTGCGACCGTCACGAACAACTGCTGGCCGTCGGAGGTACCCAATTCAGCGAAAGGGCTCGGCATGCCTTCTTGCCCCGTCCCGTTCACCCATGTTACTGCGACGTAGAATGTTCCTCCCGCCGCGGTCCCCTCAACCGTTGACAACATCGGAGCAACTGCCTGCGGGATGGGATCAGCCACTAAGCCAACCCCAATCTGGAAGTAAATCCGCGCGCTTACCTTCGCCAGGCTTTCATATTCAGTCCATTTAGCTTGATACCGATTATTGAGCTGGTTGTTATATGCGTCTCGATAAACCAGCGCAAGAGCGCGATGCACATGCCACTTCCGCAATGAGTCAGTGATTACTACATCCGTCAACTGCCGCGAATTCACACCCGATGAATCGCACCACAATGATTGTTCGTAACGGAACGGCCGCCGAAGAAGAAACAACACGATTTCGTTCGCCACGTCTTGTTGGGCCAAAGTAATCTTTCCAGCCAGATCGATATTTTCCGTGCTGGCGACAGTAAGAATCGAATTCTCATACTGTTGAAGATCCGCCGCCGTGCTGATGGGACCGTCGGTAAATAAGGCCATTGCTGATCGGCGCCCTCTACCGCTTCTCCGCTCGCGACGCGCTTTTTATGGCGCGCAGGTCTGCATCTGAGATCACGCTCACCTGAATTTTGTCCGCCGCCAGGCGGCGTTGCGCTTCTTCAAGAGCCCTTTGGCCTGCCAAGCGAAATTCATCCGTTTCCTCCACCGTCGCCAGGCGCGCTCGACCTTCTAAGATAAGCCGCGCCGCAATCATCCTCGAGACCTCGGCAAATTGCCCCGGGCACCCGCCATCGGAGGTCTCATGACTTACTACCACCACATGACTTGCACCGATTTCCAGCTCGATTTTGCGCAGCTTCTGGTAAAACATTCGCAAATCCATCCCGCCTCCTTTTGACCGCGCGGACAGACGCTCATACGTCCGCCCGCGTGTGTCCTCGACCTTGCCAGCCGCTTAGCTGTTAACTTGAACCCCAAACGCATTTCGGAGCACGGCTGTTCCGTACAGCACATCGACTGTGAACTGCTGCGCCAATGTGTTCGGCTGATAACTCATCACGACGCGGATTCCAAAGTTGCCCATTTCCGCGTACTCTGCGATTGCACCCGTCCCCGGCAACGGTTGTGGCAGCCTGCGAACCACAAGTCCCACCGCGTCCCGTGCGAATGCGAGACTGTGCGAGTTCACCGGCGAGCTGCCTGTTTGCTGCACCAGTTGTGAGCGGAACACGAAGAAGTCTTTGATCTTGCCTACTGCGCCATCCACGAGCGCGCGCAACCCTGCATCGCCCGCCGAATAGTATTCGCTGAACCGATCGATCTGTCTCAATGCGGAGTAACTGGTTGGATCCACAACCAGGTATTTGCTCGCTGCCGCCGGCACTTTCGCTTGAAACAGCAGTGTCTCCGCCTGGTCTACAACGGATTCTGTGAGCGCGACACCCGCCGTACCCACCGCTGCGTTTGAAGTGAACTGGGCGTACAGACTTAGGATGTCCGTCTCAATTCGCTCCGCGATTGCCACCACGGCCGGCTGCATGTACAGCTTCAACAGATCCGGTACCGCCAGAACCTTCGTGACGTCCGGAATTTGAAACGTCGCTTCTGCATGCGTATTCAAGACAATTTGTGCGTTTCCCAGATTCGGATTCTGCGTCTGAACCGTGCCGCCCTCTGCAATGTTATTAGCCACCAAGGTCGGGGGAATGGGTACATTCACTGTGTCTCCAGCGTTCGCGAGCGTGGGCTCATAGTCGCGATTAACTAAATTACCCATCACCAGGTTACTGACGAGCGCCGGCAAGGCGTCCACCGCGACGAGTTTCACAATTGCGTTCGCTACATTTGCTGATGTAATAGCTGGCATTAATACTTACCTCGTTTCATTGTTCTTAATCACCCGGCCAACGTGTTCCTTTTAAAACGTCTCCGGCGCTCTCTCACATGCCTCGCAGTGCTTGACTCGCCACCCTCGAGACTTCTTGGCGAACCTTTTCCAGTTCCTCCGGACTCATGCCCGGCCGGATCTTATCCAGATCCAATCCGCCTGAATTCGAGGCTACTTTCGGCCCCGATCCCATCCCCGATCCGCCCGTGATGCGCGCCGGCAAGAGTTCGGGATTATCGTGCACGAACTGCGTTAAATAGTCCCGCACCGATACTTCCTCGGGCCCGCTTCGAGCGATCAACCGGCCATCGTCGCGCCGCTGAAAATCATCCTTCACCGCGCGATAAGCTAGGTCCACCTTGGCTACACCCAACCGTTGTAGCTCGGCGCGAATGGACGAGCTCCGCTCCGCCTCTTCCGCCATTTGCCGGCTGCGAACGTTCTCTTTAACTAAATCGTTGACGCGTTTTTCTAAGTCTTCGCGCCGCTTCCGCTCATCCAGCAGTTCGGCCTTATATGCCGGCTCTGCCTTCACCTGCTCAGCCTGGACAAACTCTTCAATTACGCCGCGTATTAACGAACGCAACTCGGTGCCCTCTGTCTTTTCCTCTTCCATATGCCTCCCAAGAAAATCTCCAGGTACTCATCGTTCATGATTGTTCTTGATCGATTTCGCGCCCAATCCGGTCCTTTACGTCCTGCCGAACGTCGCACAAAAACTGAAACGCGAGCTTCTTGAACACTTGCTTCTGGAGCGTCGGTGAGTTGATTCCCAAGCTCAACAGCCTCTGAGCGTCCTCCAGCTCAGTGCCGAAATCGCCGATGTCGAATTCGTCCATCCCCGAAACATCGATGCTCAATCCGTCCTCTCGCGCCGCGTCCACTGCGCGAAGTACCCGCTTCATTGAATCCTTGATGGCATCGCCGTACGCGCGCAGCACTTCCTGCGTGATCGCATAATCCCGCTGCTTACTTACTCCTGACTGCGTGACGTTTCCCGACACAGCGCCGCCCGCGTGAGTTACGTAGCACACCCGGTAAATCTCCTCTTGCAATCTCGTAAGGTTGTCGGCGGCGATTTGATAGACGCTTCCTTGCGGCTCCGTCCATCCGAACCGGTCTTGGGGACCAAGCTGGATATAATACGACTCGCCCATAACCTGATTCCAATCGCGTTCCGAATAGATCACCGGCATTGCGAACAATCCCATCGTCAGCGCCCATCCCAAAGCATTGGATTTATTGAAGTGCTCGAGTTGTAACGAGGCCGCTTTATTCAACAGCCACAGTCCATCGGAAACTCGCAGTTCTACCAGCGGCACTCGCGACTGCTTTGCTAACCCGTGCCGTCCTTCGGCTACAAGCACCACGTGCCCCTGCCCGTTTCCCTGTTCTAACTGTTCATAAATCCGGTAGGTTTGCTTGTCGTAGTACACCCAGCGCGTCTGCTTCCACCACGCCGTATCCTCCAGCTTGTCCTTGCGCAGACTCTGCGTTCGCAAAACCACCCATTGATAGTGGCCCTGCTCGTCGTAGCTCCAGTTAATAAGCTCATCTGCGGCGTAACTCAGTAAGTAAGCGCGCGATGCCCCTCGTTCATCCTCCTCCGCGCGCGTGCCCGATGGTCCATTCAATCTGGGAAAATCAATGAGAACGTAGCTTTTTCCGCAAACCAACGCCTCCACAAATTGTCGCCGGAAGAACTCCGTAAGAGTGCTGCCCTTCAGATCGCAATCATCGGTGAACGCGCCGAAAAACGCCTTGGAACTTTCGCCGTTTCCCTCAAAGTTAAGCCGCGGCTCCCGGCGAAACAGTGTCGCTGTGTACCAGTCTACAATCGAACCAACATAATTTTCGTAGAAACTCCGGCTGAGTCTTTCGATATATACGTCACCAGGTTCTTTCTGCCGTCGGATCAGGTACTGATCGGCACTGGCGATAAACTGCGCACCCCCTGCGTATAAATCACGGTACTGCCTCCACATGGCTCGCTTCGCGGCGTATTCGGGATGTTCGTGAATAATGTCCGGACTGACCTCGCCAATATTCATCTGGGATCCTCTTGCCATTAGATGAGCCTTCGGTTCTGCTCGCCGAACATTGTTCGCGGCCGGCACTCTTGCCAGATCAAGTAGCCGAGTGCGTCCGATAAGTGCGTCCTTTTGGGATCGCGCTCTTTATCGATTACGCTCGTGTCGGGTTTGAACGTTA